GTCGACGGTGGCCACGGCGAAAAAGACGCTGTCGACGCTGACGACCATCTGCGTGGACATCCCCGAGATGCAGTTTCCGGCGCAGCTTCCGCGTGGCGCTGGCCAGAAGTCTTGGCGCGGTGGTGGCTATGGCAATCCGTTCTTTCCTGAGCCGTCTGATCCAGTGCTTGCGGGCGAGGATGGCGAGCTCGACTACGACTGAGGTCCGCATCATGCCAACGATTGACCGCCTCTCGACCATCGACAACGTCACCGGCAGCGATCAAGTGCCGCTGTACGACGCCAGCAACGGCCAGGCGCGCAAGGCGTCCATGTCGCAGGTGCTGGCGTACTTCCAAAGCACCTTTGCGTCGCCTGAGTTTGACGTGCAGACGGCGGTTCCGGTCAACGGCTTCACCTTGACGCTGGAAGCGTCGACCAAGAGCATCTGGCTTCTGTTGTCGCCTGCGGGCACGCTGGCCACCGGCACCATCGTGCTGCCCCCAGTCGCCGGTTGCTTTGACGGCCAAGAGGTGCTGGTCACGTCGACGGCAATCATCGGACTACTGACCGTCAATGGCAACGGCGCAATCGTGAGCGCTGGCCCAGACTCTATTGCTGCAGGTGGAAGTTTTGTCTTGCGCTACCGCGCCCTGACGACGACGTGGTATGTCGTCGCGAAGTCAATAGGCAACAGAGTTGAAGCGGGCAGCATTGTTTGCACTGGTACAATCAACGGTCCTTTTGTCGAGGTCGATGAGGTGTCAGCTGATTCAGTGTTCGCTGCGACTTCTCTGGGTCAGTTTCCTGGCACTGTTGCCGCTCTTGGGTCTGCGGCGAACGCAGGCGTTCGGAAGTTCGTCACCGACGCAAACGCCACCACCTTCGGCAGCATCGTCGCTGGTGGCGGAAGCAACGCCGTCCCCGTCTACAGCGACGGCACCAACTGGCGGATCGGCTGAATGCGTGTCCCCATCTTCTCTGGCATCTACTCGGATAGCGGGCCAGATCTGCGCATCAGCTATCCGGTAAACATGGTGCCGACGCCGATACCCAACGGCGTCAGCGATGGCTACCTGCGTCCTGCAGATGGCCTCGTTGAGGTGGGGCAAGCGACCGGCCTCGGACCCGCGCGCGGCGGCATCAACTGGCAGGGCACGCTCTACCGCGTGATGGGCACCAAGCTGGTGAGCGTCAGCGCGGATGGCACCGTGACGACGCTTGGCGACGTCGGCGACGGCGGCCCTGTGTCGATGACGTACGACTTCGACCGCCTCGCCGTCATCAGCGGCGGCGGGCTCTACTACTACGACGGCAGCACCGTTACGCAGGTGACGGACCCGGACCTCGGTTACATCCTTGATGGCGTTTGGATTGATGGCTACTTCTTCTTGACGGATGGCGAGTTTCTCATCGTCACTGACTTGACGGACCCGACAAGCATCAACCCGCTGCGCTACGCCAGCGCCGAAAGCAACCCCGACCCCATCGTCGCGGTGTTGCGCTTGCGCGGCGAGGTCTACGCCGTGGGCCGTTACACCATCGAGCCCTTCGACAACGTCGGCGGCACGGGATTCCCTTTCGATCGCAACAGCGGTGGCATCATGGTGCGTGGCGCCGTGGGGCCGAAGGCGTGCACCGTCGTCGACGACTTCATCGCCTTCGTTGGCGGTGCCGAAAACGAAGCACCCGGCGTGTGGCTGGGGCGCAATGGGCAGACACAGAAGATCTCCACCGTCGAGATTGACCGCATCCTGGCGGACTACACCGAGGCGCAGCTGGCCACGGCGGTGCTTGAGAATCGCAACGACAACGCGCACCAGCACCTCTACTTGCACCTCCCTGACCGCACGCTGGTCTACGACATCACCGGCACGGCAGCGGCCGGCGCGGCCATCTGGTTTGTGCTGACGTCGTCGCTGACGGGGCACGCGCGCTATCGTGGCCGCTATTTCGTCTGGGCCTATGACAACTGGCAGGTGGCCGACACCGACAGCGTGCGCGTGGGTATTGTCTCGCAGACCACCAGCGCCCATTGGGGCAGCAAGGTGCGGTGGGAGTTCGCGACGGTCATCGCGTACAACGAGAGCCGAGGCGCGCTCTTTCATGAGCTCGAGCTGGTCTCTCTCACCGGCCGCACGGCGCTTGGCGTCGACCCCACTGTGGCCACCAGCTACAGCCTTGACGGCGTCGAGTGGTCGCAAGACCGCGCCATCTACGCCGGCAAGCTGGGCAACCGCTCCAAGCGCATCATCTGGCGCCGCAACGGGTCCATGCGCAGCACCCGCATGCAGCGCTTTCGCGGCAACAGCGATGCCCACCTCAGCGTGCTGCGCCTCGAGGCCACGCTCGAGCCGCTGCAATGGTGACGCCGCTGAAGCTGAACCGGCAGCAGCTGAGCGTCATCTGCCGTGGCGACCCCGACGCCATTCGTCAGTTCGAGCGCCTCTTTGCCGAGGTGAACTCGCTGGAGTCTGGCGGTAGCGGCGGCGCGCCAACGGATGCGGCGTATGTGACGCTGTCGACGAACGCCACGCTGACGGGTGAGCGCGTGCTGACGGCAGGCACGGGGATCAGCATCACCGACGGTGGCGCCGGGTCCACTGTGACCATAGCGGCGACGGGCGCCCCGCCGACGGGTGCAGCAGGCGGTGACCTCACGGGCACCTACCCGAATCCGACGATTGCGACTGACGCGGTGACGACGGCGAAGATTCTTGACGCCAACGTGACGACGGCCAAGGTCGCAGACCTCGCCGTCACGAACGCGAAGCTGGCCGACGCAGCGGTCACAAACGCCAAGCTGGCCAATATGGCGGCCTCGACGGTCAAGGGGCGCACGGGCGGCTCAGGCCCTCCCGAAGATCTCACAATCGGCGCGTCGCTGTCGTTTGCTGGGAACGAGCTTCGTCGGTCTGCGCTCACCGGCGACGTCACAGCGTCAGCCAACAACAACGTGACCACAATCGCGAACAACGCCGTCACAAACACCAAGTTGCGCGACAGCAGCGCGTTGTCCGTCATCGGGCGCAGCGCCAACAGCACCGGCGACCCCGCCGACATCAGCGCAGGCACCGACGGGCACGTTCTGCGACGCAGCGGCACCACGCTGGGCTTTGGCCAGGTTGCCACAGCGGGCATCGCCACCTTCGCCGTGACGGCCAATGAAATCGCCAACGGCGCTGTCACAGACGCCAAGCTGTCAGACATGGCGGCATCGACGCTGAAGGGTCGTGGGTCGGCCAGCGGAACTGGCGACCCGCAAGACCTCACCATGGGTGGCGGCGTCGATATCTCGGGCACCACGGTCGTCCGTAGCGCGCTGATTGGCGACGTGACGGCATCGCAGGGAAGCAACACGACGGTCATTGCCAACGACGCCGTCACGACGGTCAAGATCCTCGACAACAACGTCACCAACGCCAAGTTGGCTCAAGTGGCCACGGCGACCTTCAAGGGCCGCGTCACGGCTGGCACGGGCGACCCCGAGGATTTGACCGGCACACAGGCCACGGCGCTGCTTGACACGTTCACGTCGTCGCTGCAGGGGCTTGTTCCGGCGTCGGGCGGCGGGACGCGCAACTACGCCCGCGCCGACGGTACATGGGCCGCGCCAGCGCAGGGGTCGTCTGTCACGTCGGACACCGACATCGTCGTCTCGGGCACCATCACGTTGGATGAGGTGCTGGAGGTTGGGCGGTACCGCGTTGACTTGTGCGTGATGGTCGACATTGTCGGCGGGTCTGGTGGCAATGGTTTGATCATCAACAACGCCAACAGCGGCGGCCTCGTCATCACGGCGACGAACTACGCGGTCTGGGCTGTCGAGAGCACCACGCCAAACATGTTCGCCGTCGCGTCTGGATCCAGTTCATTCTTGTTCAGCGGCTACTCGTCGAGTACGGGCATGTATCGTATCGACGCCGTCATTGACGTGACGACGGGCGGGACGTTGGCTTTCGACCTCGCCGTGCAAAACACCCCGACTTCTGTCACTATCCTTGCCGGCACCTTTCTCACATGCACGAGGATCGGATGACCGACGACATCGCCAAGGCCGCAGAGACAGGCATCATGACTCCCGACGTCGAGGCGAAGCTGATGGCTCTGCCGCAGGAGCCTTGCCCCGTCGTCCACCACTTCGGCCCCGGCATCTACATCCGCGAGGTGCACATGCCTGCGGGGACGCTCATCGTCGGGCGCAACCATCGGGCGCCGCACCTTAACATCATGCTCAAGGGCGCGCTTCTGCTCATTGACGGCGACCGCCGCATCCCGATGCATGCGCCGCAGATGTTCACCAGCCAAGGCGGACGCAAGACGGCGTACATCGTCGAGGACACCGTGTGGCAAAACCTCATCGCCACCGACGAGACAGACATCGCCAAGATTGAGGCCATGATGTTTGACGACGTCGAGGTCTACACGGCGCACCACGCGCAAGCGCTTGTCGATGCGCGCGAGGCTCACCAGCCCGACCGCAACGACTTCGACCGCTTCCTCGCTGAAGAGGGCCTGACCGCCGAGACGGTGCGGGCCATGTCCGAAGACCTCTCCGACCAGATGAGCATGCCCGAAGGCTTCCTCGGCACTGTGCAAGTGTGGCCATCGCCCATTGAGGGAAACGGGCTTTTCACGTCGTCGGGCGCCAAGGCCGGACAGGTCATCTGCCCAGCGCGCCTCGGCGGCAAGCGGACGCCAGCCGGGCGCTACACGAACCACAGCCCGACGCCCAACGCACACTTTGTGGCCACTGGTCAAGGTGATATTTTGTTGGTAGCGTTGCGCGACATTGCAGGCTGTCACGGTGGCGACCACGGCGAAGAAATCACCGTCGACTACCGTCAAGCGGTCGCGACGGCGAGAGGTGCAGCATGAGCGGAATCGGACTTGCGATCGGTGCTGGTGCGAACGTTGCCCTTGGCGCGGGCGCTTTGGCTGGCGGCAAGTGGCTCGCCGAGAACTGGGGCAAAGAGGAAGAGAACGCCGCACGCCAAGCCGGCCGCCGTCAGGGTGTGCGCCTTGGCGAGGCCGAGCAGATTCTTGCCGACGCCACTGGCCAAGCCGTGGGCGGACTCAACCCCTATCAGCAGGCGGGCGATGCCGCGCTGCAGCAACAGCAGGCGTTGAGCGGCGCGCTGGGGCCCGAGGCGCAGGCG